ACAATGTATGATATCTGTTTAGAACATTTAAGTAATAACGGAAGACTGGTAACAGAAATTAAAAATAATGTTAGAGATATTAAATCTTTTGTTCCACATAAATTAGATTCTCATATTTGTGTTATTACCGATCACTGTAATGATCTTACCGGAGATAAATTTGGTAAAGGCGAAACATTTTATGCTATTGAAAAATGGTGTAGAAATTATTCCGCACGTAATTTAAGTAAAAAAGCTAATGTTACTTGTTTTCAAGTATTGCAACAAGCCCTGGATAAAACACAATATACATCAAAAGGTAAAGTAGTAGTATCTAAACTAGAACCTAGTAAAGAAGGTCTTGGAGATAACAAACAAGTATATCGATCTCTTGATATTTTACTTGGATTATTTGCTCCATCTTTTTTTGAATTGGAAGAATATAATGGATGGGATATTACTAAACTAGGACATAACTATAGAGCATTACTTTTACTTAAAAATCGCGATGGGAAACCTAGAGGTAAATTAGATCTAATTATTAAAGGTAATACTTTTGACTTCCTAGAAATACCACAAGCCAGAACAGATGGATCCAACATTCTACAAATGAATGAAATATATGAAAAATGGCATTACTGAGTAACTACCGTATTAACCAGAACATATTTTAAAACTTAAAACAAATTTATGGGCTTAATTCCTACTGAAAAATTGAAACCGCAAAGTGCGCGTCTTCATTTTTTACTAATCATTGGTCCGCCAAAGATTGGAACAACTGAAGCATTACTTCAACTTCCTAATTCATTACATATTGACTTGCAATCCGGTGCCTCTCATTACAGTGGAGTAACCGTAGATATTGCTAAAATAGCTAGAACTGCTAGAATTAGAGACAAGAACGAAAGAGGTGAAGAAATTGAACGAAATATGCGTGGACGTTATGAAGCAATAAAATATGTGCTTCGAGAATTAAAAGAAAAAAAAGAAAAGGAAAAATTTATTTATGATTTTATTTCAATTGATCCTGCAGGTAGCTTAGATGAAATAAGTGAAGAACGAGGCCTTGAATTATATCAGACAAGTGCATATAAACGAAAAGATGCAGACGATCCTACTAAAATTGTAAAGCTTGATGTAGGATTTAATAAAGGAGTAGAAATGAATCAAATCGGATTTGAAGAAATTATTAATGAATTTCGAAAATATTGCCATACCATTATATTAAAAGTCCATGGAAAAGACAATATTACTATAAAACGAGATGTAGAACTTACAATGGAAGTCCTGGATTTACCAAAAGGCATTGGAGGATGGCTGGCTAAAGAATGTGATGCCATTGGAAGTATGTACAGACTTGAAGGTAACATTAATAAAATTAGTTTTTTAAAATCTGATAGAGATCCTTTATTAGGAGCAAGAGCTCCACATTTAAAAAATAAAATTGTAGAAATTTCAAAATTAAACGAAGAAGGAGAATTAATAACTTATTGGGAAACTATTTTTCCACATATAAAACAACCAGTTAAACAATCAATTACTAAACAAGAAAAAACAACACAGCCACATGAGTAATTTTTCAGCAAAAACAGAAGACATAAGTTTTGGATCGTCATTTCCAATTGCTTCACATACTAAATGTCGATTAGTATCTTATGTTTGGAAAGACATTAATACTAAAAATGGAGTTAAATCCGGACTGATTTTAACATTTAATGATTTCAGTAATAATAGTTTGGTAGCAACATTATTTGATGTAACACTAGACACTGTTTTTATATTTAAAGATGAAACAAGAGAACAAGCATTTAAACGTAATGTAAAAGAGTTTGGATATGTTATCAATAATATTTTATATGCATTTGATTTAGGTACTGAAGCAGAATTATTACAAGCCGGTACTGCTAAAGAATTTGCACAAAAATTTATTGAATTACTAAAACCAGTTAAACCAGAATTAAAAGATATTTGGTTAAAAACACTAAAAAACAATAACGGTTATCCTGAAATTCCAAAAAGAGGTAGAAATAAATTCATTGAACTTGTTATTCCAAATTCTCCTTCTACATTAATGTATGATGATTACGAACTTAAAAACATAAATAAAGTTTTGAGTAGTCATAACGCTACTAAAGATGTTAGTGGTAATGTAATTATGAGTCCAGCTGTTGTAGATGATTACGAAACTCCAGCCGAATTAATAAATACAGATAATACTTCAATTATAGATGATATTCAAGTTGAAGATACTGGTTTTGATGATGAAAATACATTATCTAGTGAAACACAAGCAAGTTTAAGTGCCTTTGAGGCAGAAGATTAATGTTTACTGCAAAAACATCTTGGGACCAGTTAGTAAGTCAATATGGAGTTCATGCTATTTTAAATAGTTATGGTTTTCCAATTAATGTTAATTTTCATTCCCCAATTCGAGAAGTTAATGACCCAGACATTGTTCCCAGTTTTAGAATTAGTTGCATAAACAATAAAGTAACGTGGACTGATTTTGCATTAAGCATAAAAGGTCCACGTTCACTTTATTCCTTACTGGCAATAGTAGAACAAGAAGAAGATCCATATTTATTAACTCAAAAAGTATTGGCAAGACTTCAAAGTTCTGATTCTGCTTTAATAAAACCTGTAATCCATAAAAGTAAAATAACTTCTGCTGGAGCAAATTTTCGTAAATTTTGGAATGATTATGAAAAAACATTTTGGGCACAAGGAGATATGAATCCTACTTTTTGCATGCAAGAAAATTGTTTCCCATTAGTTAATATGAATTATGATGATAAAATCATTTGGAAGAGTACTAAAGATTATCCTACATATCTATATATTAATGATATAAAAACAAACAGTTTTCAATGTTATCGTCCATATAATCCAAAAGGACAAAAACATTTATCCTGGAATGTACGAGATAGATTAATAGGTAAGTCTTTATTTACTCATTGTAATGATTTAATTATTACATCATCATATAAAGATAAAATGGTATTAAAAAAACTAGGATATCAAGCAGCTACTACTACTTCAGAAACTACTTTGATTTCAGAAAAAGGTATAGCTTGGTTAAAAAAAACGTTCTCAAAATTAGGAGTACTTATGAATTCCGATATTGCAGGATTAAAAGTACAAGATCATTATGTTAAACAAGGATTCATTAATATCTCTTTAGGTATTAATCAACCAAAAGATCCTTGGGATTTCATGATTAAATACAATTATAACGAACTTCATTATTTAATTAAACATTATTATGGATTTTAGCAAAATATTTACTAACAACTGGAGATTTCTTTTAGAACCATATTTAAATACTCCAGAATTTATAGCACACATGCAATGGATAGAATCTGAATATAAATCAGATCGAGTCATTTATCCAGAAAGTCGTAAAGTATTCCGGGCATTTAATTTATGCCAACCAGAAAAAGTAAGAGTAGTTTGGCTGGGATTAGATCCTTATCCAAATGAAAATGCTACCGGTTTATCTATGGCAGTTCCTCCAAATACAATTAAATTTCCTCCGACTTTACAAAAATTAGAATTTGAATATAACAATGATTTAGGCCATGACGGTATGGACTTAACCTTTGTAAGTTATGCAGATCGTATTTTATTTTTAAATACAGCTCTTACAGTTGAATATGGAAGAACAAAAAGTCATTGGAAAGAATGGCAACCATTTACTGAATTTGTGCTAAAAACAATAAATGAAAAATGCAATAATCTATTATTTGTATTATTAGGAAATGAAGCAAAATCTTATGAACATCTAATTGATAAAAACATTCATAAAATATTAGCACTTCCTCATCCTGTAGCCGAAGTTTACAAACCAGGAATTGGATTTTTAGGGTCAAAATTATTTACAAAAATTAATACTCATGTCAAAGACTACTTTCAAGAAAGTAACATTTTTTAACGCTTTAGATATTTTAATGAAATTAGAATTAAAAGATAGACAAAAATTTAAGACAAATATCGAAAAGAAATTCCCTGATAAACAACTTACTGAAATTATAATTAAAACCGACGAAATATCTAATTATTTAAAATAAGTATATGGAGTTTTATAAAATAAATAACAGCAGTTTAACCATACTGCCTTTATTTAATTCTCTCATACCAAAAGCTAATATAAGCTGTTTAGATACGGAACCACTTCCTACTTATTTTCATATATTATGTTGGGATAACGGATTGATTAATACCTTCATGGATGGAAGTTTATATTGTTTATTTTATCGGAAAAAAGCACAACGCCAAATTGATTGTACAAATTATAGCATAGAATATCTTTTGCTTAAAATAGGAGCTGAAATTTGTAACAGTACAGAAAATACTATTATTTACAGATTAACCTTAAGTATGGAATGGAAACCTTGGATAGATGCAATTAAATTAAATCGCTTTGACTTATTACCGGAAAAATATATTTTATTGACTTCAATTAATGATCCAGAAGTTTCTACACCTACTAGTAATATTGGAAAATATGTAGTTAATTTTAATTTACCATGGGGTATAATTGAAAGGTATAAAGAATATGTAGAAACTATCAAAGAAGATTTAAACTTACAACAGCATGCAGATATAGGAAAATGGCCAATTCAATTATACAATCAGGAAAAAGAAAACTACAACAATGACAATATTTATATTATTTAACTTAAATACATAAAAATGACTACTTCAGAATTAACTCAATGCATTCATACTTTAAATTAAATCCCATTTCCCAAAACAGAAGCCCCTCCGGGGGCTTTTTCTTTCTTATTCCCTTTCTCCTTCTTGGGTTTGTAATGTTTAACCTTTGGATCAAATAAATAATCATACATTTTTTGACCCTGTTCTACTGAACCCGGATTCAATCTTTTAATATTTTGTTCATAAATTTCAATATTTCTAAGACTTGATACCGGATATAATTTAAAAAATGGAGTAGCAGCTATGCCTAATTCTTCATTTTCAGACCAACTTCGTTCATTTAATGGTCCCAAAATATGAAATTCATTCTTACCTACAGGTAGTAAATATTTTTTATTACTTATTTCATTACCCTGTCCTGCTAATTTATTATATGCATATTTTCCTACAGCTAATGTAGGATTAGTTAAAAATTCTTCAGTTACAATAGGTGCCCTGCCAAAAAATAACTGTTTAACTTCGTTAATACCAAATAACGAAATATAATAAGTAGCCAATTCCAATTTTGTTCTTAATAACATCAACCGTAAAAAAGCACAACTGTAATCTTCAAATAACTTTTTATCCTTACATTTTTTTTCTTCCAGGACTTCTCTTAACAATAACATTACTGTTGTAACCGCAGCATGTACAGTTAAAGCTCTATAAGCCGTATCGTAATCTTCAGAAGTAATTTTAGAATTATCTTTACTCATACCTTTAAGTAAAGCAGTGCTATTAGTATAATGTCCAATTAATCGTATTAAAGCCGGATAAAAACCTACTTCATATTTTTTAGTAATTTCATTATAGTAATGTTTTTTAAATGAATTCCTGATATTAGGAAGAATCCATTTTTTTATCTGCATGAACATTCTAAATAATAAATTATTATCAAAGCCAGCTTGACCTTGATATTGAGTCTTACTATCAGCTTGACTTATATTTTGAATAGCTTTTTCTAAAGCAATGTCTATAACATTAGGAGTTGTTACTTCTTGATAATCTATATCTTCAACACTACCATCTCCTTTTCTTTGCTTAGACTTGACATCGGTAATACTTATTTTAGGCTGAGTATCGTTTTTAAACTTCCACCATGGCGTAAACTGGATTACATCATATAAAGACTTCATAGAATTAAATCTAGGCAGGAAACGCTTTATTTTATTTAATTCATCTATTTCAGTTTGTAATTGAGCAATTCTCCTGGGATCCCCAGAAATACTTTCCAATCTTCTTTTTTCACTTATTGCATTACTTAATGGCGTTTTAATTCTAGTTATATACAAATTATTATAATCATCATTACTAAGCCATTCCTTAAAATGAGCACAATATCTAAAATCTCTAAAAGCAGTTATAACAGATTGAGTATGTATTGCATATCCACTAGCTCTCCAGGGACCAAAATCTAAAATTTTTGCTAATTTTAATAAAGTCTGATTTTGACCAATTCTTTCCACACCACTGTTTTCAATATTTGCCGCAAGCCTGATTAAATAATCTACCTTAGATACAGGTACGTTTTCATTAATTGCTGGAATAAAAGGAACAACTCCACTTACTGAATTATATCCAAAGACTAAAAGTTTATTTACCCAGGTTTGTAAAATATTACCGGTATCCTTAGCAAAATCTATGGCAGCCCCTCCAGACTTAAACAACCAGAAAGGACCACGTTTATTTAAAATAGAAGTTGTGGATTTACTAAAATTAAATAACATTGCAGCAAAACCACTGGCACTAGCACTCACAATATTTAAGGATAATGCATTAAAGCCTACGGTTTTCATAGTTTTCTGAATCAAATTATACCCATAAGCTCCCCATCTACTCTGTGGCAATCCAATCATGGCACCATTAAATTCTACATCAATAGCAGTATTCAACGATTTAAAGTAATTACTGATCATTTGATTAGTATTACGTACTAAAGTAGGTTTAGACCCATATATCGTAGGATTTGGAGCAATTTTATCATTTACCGATACCCCAGAATCTACAGGACGTAATTCCGTTCTATCTACATGCAATTTCTCACGTTTTAACGCTTTAAATGCATTACCTACTTTTTTATACCCTTTAATAACATAAGAAGGCAAAAAAGATCCCTGGACCCAGGGTAAATCCAACATTAATCTGGCAAAACCATCTAGTTTTGCCATTTCCTGAGTTCCATAATATACGGTATTAGCCATATTATTATATCGGACAAAACTTTCCATTAAATTTTCAGTAAGTTGCTCTACCGGTAAATCATCACGAAAATGAGTGTTTACTTTACGATAAGGTACTTTATCCGGTCCAATAGTAATATTTCCCTGCCGATAGGTCATAAGTTCCTCTTGGGTAGGCAGTAATAAATGAGTAATACTCATATAGATATCCTGCATTTTTCTAGTAAGATGCTTTAAAGGATTTTTAGTAAAAATCTTTGCAGACATATTATCAGCAATACCAAAAATTTCAACAGTATCTTTTTGTATTTGAGGAGCATGATACCATTTAGATACGGCTTCAGCGCCTACTTTAAGTTGAGCATTTCGATAAAAATCAATACTGGCTTCATAATAATCTTTAAAATCTGGATCAGCCATTAACTTTTCAAAATCTTGATTCTTATATTCATCAGAAGGAACAGCGAGTTCTCCCATAAAAAGATAGGTACCATCTGACAATGGATAAATATTAGAACTAAACCAGGTTTTAAACTCTAAAGGAGTTAATTGTAATCTACGTTCATTTACTAATCGTAAATTATTTACATACTCTGGATCTGTAGGTTGTAATTCTTTATTGATTTTTTTAAAAGCAAAAGCTTTTCTTCTACGTAAATATAGACTTAGCGGGTAAGATTTAATTTTCCCATTAGGAAATCTAACATTCACTAATATATCATCGTAATAACCATCTTTAATTACACGATTACGATCAAATTCATGAGGAGAGGTATCAGCACGACCTAAGTGCTCTTTTTGTGAAATCACACCTTTAGAATTCACATAATTACTAGGTATTATAACATCTTCAACATCTGGATCATCTTTAATATTTCCGGTTTGAATAATTGTTTCCCCAAGATCAAGCATTTCCTGCTCAATACGTATTTTTTGAGAATCATAAATATCCCGATAATATGAAGTCATTATATTACCGGTTTTCTGGCCGGTATTATCTCGTTCATAAAAAACAGAACTGATATAGGTAAGATTATGCTTTCGCATATATTCAGCTACAGGTCCGGTAACAGTACTAATTTTAGATTCAAGATCAGCAGCTATTTTTTTAAACCCTAAACTTTCAGTTAGCTGTCGATCTATTATAGGTTTTTTAGCTTCATTTAATCTAATTCTACTTAATTGACTTAATAAGTTAGGTCCTTCTCCATTAGCATAAAACCCAAAAGTTAATAAATCCAAATCATCTAAGTTACTTTCAATATATTTTTTTGCCGCTGCTTTTTTATCTTCAAGAGTAGGAGCATTAGCAATAGAAGGATGAGTTAATTCAGTAGCCATTATTCGAATTAATATATCATCCCTGGTATCACTCAAAAAACTATCTGCTTTTTGTATAACAGTTGTAAGACTTAATTTAGGATTTTTGGCATCTGCAGTGAGTCTAGTAGATATATTATCTAATGTACGTAATATAGCTTTTAAATCTTCATATTCCTGAATTTGATCTTCATAAATATTTCTAGTAGTTATATCTGCGGGATCTAAAGCAGCAATATTATTCATTATTGCTAAAATCTTTTCATCAATCTGAAAAATATTATCTTTGGTGTATTGAGTAGAAACTCTATCATGTATATGTTTTAAATGTTTAAACATATCATCAAGCATTCCTCTCATAAAATGAACATACATGTAATCTTCTACTTCTATTTTATCTGCATCATAACTATTACCGGTTTTGAATTTATCCATATATTGCAAAACATCTTGCATAAGACCTACTACTCCGCCTTCATTAATTTGCTGTGAATAAATACTATTTTGATATTGATCATATGCTACTAAATTATCAGAATTTAGTCCTGGAATATTACCCATTAATTTTTCAATAATATTTTTAGCAGATGTCAAAGCAGTTTTTTGTTCTACAGATAAAATAACTCCACCTAAATCCGTATTAATTTGATCTAATACCTGAGATAATTGAGTAATATGATTTGTCTGTCCTAAACTTTCATAATTTTGAATCAAATTACTAATATATCGTTTCACATAATTACCATGTAAAGTATTAAGTTCGGATTCAATATTTGTAGTTAAAATCCCTATTAAATTTTTTTCAACATCACTGCTAACACCAACTAAAAACTTAACCAGTCCTAATTCATATTGTTGTAAATTTATTTGCTGCTTAGTACTTGAAATAGTATTATTAAGTTTTTCAATAGATTTACGGGTATCATTATTTTTATTATATAAAGCCACCCAATCTATAAATTGACGAATAGACTCTCGATATCCTATAATATCTACACTACCACTAGAACCTGGAATACTTTGTAATCCATTAACTAAATCAGATTCCAATTTAGATTTAAAATTATCTAAAATTTTATCTCTATCTGGAGCAATTATTAACGGATAAGCTTGTTCATATTTTTTAACAAAATCAGTGTCATATAATCTAAATCTAACTAATTCATTAGCAAAATCTTGCAGACTTCCAGTAGGATTAGCAGTTAACCAGGAATAACTATGATTTACTAATTGAGATATAAGTTCCTCATCAAATTCAAATATCTGTTGATTTATACCTCCAACGTTTTTACCTTCTATTTCAGTTCTTTGCATTAAAGCAGTTAAACTTTTAAGTAAAAGTTTATTTTGATAATCCGGAAGATTATATTTATCCTGTTCTAATTTAGTTACTATTTCACTCATCCGTCTGATAAGCAACTCAAAATCTTGTTTAGTAGCACTTCCTTCTAATTCTGCACTTGGAGTATCAGTACGTGTATATTTAAATGCTGGATCGATATAAGGTAAATCAACAAAAGAAGGTAAAGGAGTTAATAACAAATCAATACCATCTCCTCCCCATTTTAATTTAAAATCTCTATAATCTTTTTCACCTAATACCGAACGTGCCCAATTTCTAAGCATCATTTGATATTCTTTATACTCAAGATTACTAGGAGTTATTCTAAATAAAAAGTTTTTTAAACTTTCTAAAACATTACGAACCCATGTCCATAAACTTTTAGCCCCAGTAATAAATTTATAACTTTTCGGACCGGAAGTATTAAAAACTCCGAATAAAGTAATATCATGAGATATTGCTGTTACCAATGTTTTAGCCAGTACTTCTTGTAATGCTAATTCAGATGCATTTTGAGAAAAGAAAGTTGACATTTTTATATCTGTACTTTCTAATTCTCTTCCCATACCTTCATACATTTGCTTATAAGGCTCAAAACGTTCAGTATATTCCACACTATTTAAAAATGCTTCGTTCTTTTTTAAATGTTCCCCTATATTTCCCCAACTTAATGCCACGATATAATGAATTGCTTCTTCTGCTAGATTTCCCCAACTCATATCATTTTGAGTTAAATAAATAATAGCACGTTCAAAATCAGTAAAAGCAACACCAGTAGGATTTCCTTTATATCTAATTGCTAAAGCATTTTGTAAATCCTGAACGGTTTTATATAACGTAGTATTTACTTCTACACCAGTTTTTTCAATTTTGCTTTTAATAAAATTATGAACCCATTTATTTTCTTCCTGAGCTATAACATGATCTCCACGACTAAACATTAAATGATGAGAATGATTAGATTCAGGTACAAATCTGGTTTGATCCTCAAAATAAGAAGTATGATTAACTATAGCATTTAATCCATAAGGACCTGTATATTTTGCAATTGTTACATTTTTATATGCTTGAATTAAATTTGGATTGTTTACTATTTTAACAGTATTGTTATCAGTACGAGATAACATATCTCCAAATCCAGCTTTTTTAACTAAATACTCAAAAGTTTTAAGACGTTTTTTACTATTAAATTTAATATGATCAAAATGTTTAATCTCTCCACCAACTGTTTTATTAATTTCAAATATCTTATCCCGGAAATATGCATGAATTTGACCATCATCCTCCAATCTTTGAGTATTACGTTGTTCTTTTAAAAATACTCGCATTGTTTTAACATCTGGAATATAATTAAAATCACGATCATATTTCCACATTAATTTAGTCTGATCTAAATAGAAAGGATTTACTTCTGAATTTTCCTCATTATTAAACCGAGTATTTAAAGCTGCTACTGCTTTAACATCTTCTGTATAAATACTGGGATACATTATATCCTTATCTCCTTTTAAATATTCAGAAGCATAATCAAAATAACTGTTATCCAGATATTCTTTTTTGATTCTATTAATATTCAAATTAAGTCCTGGATTATTATAATCCCCGATATGATTATCAGTGTTTAAACCATATACAGCTTGTAACTCTTCGTAATTACTATTCCTTTTATTGATATCGCAGATTAACATGGAGATTTAAGTTTGTTATTGTTCTTAAATGAATTATTTTTAACTTCTTGAATAGTCATATTTTTAACATAAGGAGTTCTTCCTAATGTTGTAACATCTACAAATTTTAAAGCTTGAGGTGCATGAATATGATAATCTATTACAGTAGCTTCAGTAGTAGCTTGTTTATCTTTAGTTACTTCCACAGGCATCAAATATAATCCTTTTACTTCTAAACCTAACTGTTCCGCTCCTAATTTATAGATATTTTGACTTACCAGATATGCCGCACCTACTGGATGATCTAAATTAATTTCTCTGGCTTTAATACTAAGAGTTTTAACATCAATAAAAACAATTTGATTACCAGAAACTATCCAAATATCTGGAGTTCCTACACTTTCTATTTTTGAATTAATTAATGTTTTTATTGGATGATCAGAAGTAAGTACATCATAAGTGATAAAACCATGATGGGTCGCGATTCTATCTATATATTCCGGGATAATAACATTAAGACTTAAAACATCTTCAAACATCTCTACAGAAACAGAAGGAAACAATTCATTATATTGCTGAGCAGATAATTGCTCTCCGGTAATAAGATCTTTAATCACTCTATCAAAACCATTACCGATTTCAAAATTATCAGATAAAGCTTTCATACTATCTTGATACATAGTATATAATTCATTAGGCATATCATCAAATATACCATGACTAACGTTACCGGTACGATTAATTTTATTACCCTGACTGTCTACATAATATCTGGAATCCTTACTTGGTAAGGTATAAGCAAGACTAGATTCTTTAATTAATACAACAGCTTCTTTAGTAGTTAAATTTCTAGGTGTAACAGAAGGACGTTGAAGCACAGGAGTTCCTATAACCTGCTTAGTCTTAACTACACGATCTATTGCTGGTCTGGTAATATTATAATGATTTAAAGTTTGAGTCTCTAATTTAGTGTTTAATTCACTTTCTGAAATACCCATAGCTTTTGCAATATCCTGACCACGAACTCGACGACTAGCTACTTTATTATCTTCTATAATAATATTAGTACTTAATTCAAATAAATCAGAAATAAACTGCCGATCCTGTAATTCATATTTTATTGCTTCAGATTTAGGAAGATCGCGTTCAATACCGGTTATAATACTTTCAGGATTATCTATAACATATGGATTTTCTCTATCGTTTTCATTAGATAATGAAGCTATACGTTTGGCACTTTTAGTAATAACAGCAATATCTGCTAAATTCTTTTTAAGAAAATTTGCATTAGGTGTTAATACAATTTTACCTTCTTGTTTATATTGGACTGCCTTTTCTACTACATTATCAATAATATTAATATACTGTTCTTTATTTACTCGATATAAATTAAATAACTTAGTACCTAATTCCGGTAATTTAATATTACTACCAGTAACCGAATTAAAAATTTCCAGCATATCTTGATCTAAATCAATTACTCTATTTTTTAAATCATCAGATACATTTTTAAAGAAATATGATTTACCAGAAGTAGTTACACCATAAATTATAGCTCCTTCTCCGGATAAAATATTTTTAATTTTATCCTGTAAATCTGAATTTAACTCTACAGATACTTTTTTAACTTCTCCTACATAATTAACTAAAACACGAGTATCTCCAATTCTCATTACCGAAGCATTTTGTTCCGGCAATTTGACCACTCCTTTTATAGTTTCCCCATAAAAATTTAAAGCAGACGTCATTGGTATATCAGCAATTTTTAAATCATTTCCGAGAACCGGTAGATCTAAAACTCCTACACCCCCTAATATTTTACTAGGTAAAACAGAAATATCTTCCTTTGCTTTAATTTGTTTAGGAATACTTATTCCAGAACTTACTTCATCCAATTTACGTTTTAATTCTAATTGTTCCGGCTGATTACTATCCAAAGCTCCATAATAATATTCATACGCCTGTCTTCGAACCTCTCCATTACTTTCTAAAGATTTTTCCTCTCCATTTCTATCTGTTACTGAAAACATATCAGGTAATAACGTACCGTTATCAGAACCAAAAGGTAACCAACTATAATGTTTCCAATTATTACCACCATTTACGCTTTGAATATAATAGACATTTTTATTGTCTTTATCTTGTTTATAAATTAAAGTTGTATTTAAAATTTTATTAAAATAACCTAGATACTGACTGCTATAAATACTACCATTTGCCCGAACACTTCTAGGTTCTACTATAATAGAAATAGGCAAATCATAATTAATACCCATTGCATTTAATCCTACAGACTCTACAACTTGTAATACATCTGTATGATAAATATTTTTATAAAATCCAGGTGTTTTTGTTCTAGCTAACATATCTAATGTTTGCTCCACAAAAGAATCTGGATTATTCCAAAATAAATCTTCCTGATTAAAATAATAAGTATCTTCTAAAATCATTTCAGGTGGAATAAATCTAGCCAAATTACCTGGAGCCAAATCAATTCCTTGATTCATATATACATAAGTCTTAATGTTATTAAACAATTGACTTACTGGAATAGTAATTAAAGTCTCCTGATCATTTTCCAGATATAATCCTTTTGGAAGTAATAACGTATCTGTTACTCCTTTTCTAAAAATATTCTGTAAAGCTTCAAAATAATGATCATTAAAATTTCTAGCTTTTTGAGTAATTACAGATAAATTAGTTCTGGGAATATCACCACCAAATTCTATAATACTTAATAATGGTTGATAATTATCGTAAAAATCTAAAAGCTTTCTGAAATAACCTGGGTCTACAGCTCTCATACCTTCTAAAACCTCTTTAAATAATTCCGGAACATGATCATATAATTGTGCTGTTACCGGATCAATTAAAGACGGTATATCTGATAATAATCGTTTGGCTACAATTAAATTTTGCATTAATTGCAACCAGTTTCTTTGTGGAGTAATTCCTTCTATATCTATACGTTGTTTCCAAGCATATGCCGTCATTATATTAGAAGCCATATTCCCAAAACCATACATTTGTCTTTTTGTAACAAAATTTTCATATCCATATAATAAACCCAATCGATCAAAAACATGATTAATATACACACTTTTCATAAATGGAAAGTACTCAGCCATCTTATTAAGCTTTAATACTTTCAAATCGATATTATATAATAACCTTTGGAATACACTGGGAATATTTGCAGCTTTATTACCTCTAAAATTTTCAACAAGCTGGGATCTATTTTTCACATAATAACTACCATCAGGAGTTGTAGCTATTTCTGGAATAAACTTTTCATATCCCTGGACTGTTAAAGCTACATTGGAATCTTTATTCATCATATCAAACACCCGCTTAAACCCTTGAAGTTCTTTTACTAAAGTTTCCGGTCTATCTGATCGATCCTTAAAATCATTTCTGAAAAATAAATCAATGTTTTTCTTAGCAAACGATAATTGTTCTGCTTTTATGAATTTTCTTAAAATGTTTGCTTGTTTAACATAAAATCTAACCAACTCATTTAATTCCTTACCATCAGGCATATTACCAAGTAAGATATCATCAATTGTATATGCAGTAGTATAAGATAAATTAGAAGCTAAATTTTCTTTACTTAATAAATTGCTTACAGTATTAATTCGAATAAACTCAGATTTTAATTCATGCTCACTTAAACCTTGTTTAATCATAAGTTTTTCTAAAGCACTATAAACATTACGCATGAATGTCTGCCCAGACTTAGCTTGTTTAAAAAAGTTTTCTTTACTTTTAAAAGTAGAATAAGCAGTTATAATTGGTTGTTTTAAAAATAAAACCAGATACTCTTCATCATTAATATAATCTTGTTTGCCGTTACTATAATCTAATAATAACATAGCTACTGGTTCTGTTATTTTATTAAACCCAAGAACACTTAAATCTTCTGGGGTTTTTGGAGCATCTGTATGTTTAGCTACTAAGGGACCTTTCATTGCAAGACCTCCTAAAGTTCCATTAATATTTGTATATAATTTATCAAATCCAATAGGTTTATCCAGAACAAAACCATTTTTTAAACCTTTAACAAATTTAAGTTGATTAACTGTTTTTGCAGTTAAGCCTAAACTTGCTGCATTTATACTAATACCTTCTAAACTTTTAAAAATTTCACTTTGACTTTTATACTGA